CTACGCAACATCGATCCACTCAGATCCACGACTGTCGAGATAGACATCAGTCATTTTGGCCGTCCGGTGACCCAGTAAACGCTGTGGATCCCTACCTTCTTCCTCATGCAAGCGCGCGGCCAGTGACCTCTGCTCATGGAACGATGGAGGGTTTTCGCCGAGGTCTAGTTTCAGCTTCGCTGCTGCGCGATCGCGAGCTGCAGCGAACTCTTTGCTTACGGTATCCGGCATGAGTGGGGTTCCAGCCTTTGCGCGCGCGACGGTCCGATGGTGGTGTATCAGGTTCTTGGAAATGACCCTGTCACGACAGCGTCGTATCACCTCACCCAGGTTAAGCCCGACGCACTGCAGCGTTACGCTGGTGCTAATCCGGAGCCTGGCTCCTGTCTTCGCTTGGACGACTTGAAGAAATCCGTCCACCTCATCCTTGAACACGAAAGAGAGAATGTCTTCACGGCGCTGACCGGTGAGAATGGCGAGCTCCATGGCTCGTTTTAGCCACGGGTGCTTCGCCTCTTCGTAGGTCGCCTTCCAAAGCTCCAGGCTCAGTCGCTGGCGCTTTACCTTCACCCTGGCCGCGCGAGTGGCATCTACCGGGTTGCTGTCTACCCATCCCCTGGCCATTGCCTCCATGAAGATATCCTTCAACTGAGAGCGCATACCTTTGGCCATCTGCGCCTTTCCGGCTTTAACAAACTCCGCCAGATAGTCAGCAACAGCCATGGTGGTAATCGACCGAATTCCTTTGTCGCCGAATACCGCCACCAAGCGAAGAAGGATGTAGTGGACCGTGCGCATCGTGGCGGCAGAGAGCTCTCTCTCAATCAGGACTTGCCGATACTCATCAATCCACTCGCTGAACGTTCTATCTTTGATAGTTGGCTCTGGCGTTATCCTCGCGGCCAGCGTGGGCAAGGCTTTTTGCATAGCCATGTTGGCGGCTACCGCTTCTGCGATCGCCTTCCCTTTGTTGCTGCCCAGGCCAAACATCCGGTTGCTCACTGGGTCGCGGTATGTGTAGTAGGTGACCCCGTTTCGCTTGTCGGTCTTTCTGTAGAGGTTGGGCGGTAGGTCCTTTGATCCAGGATTACGCGGCCTGGGCGCCATATCGTGCACTCGCAATTCGATTTACAAGGGAGCTGCCCACAGGGGGGCGGGGCAGCGGCTCGGGCTCCCGGTAGCAGGCGTCAGCCTCAACATAGTAGCTGCGCCCGTGCTTTACCGGGGCTGGTGTGATCAGGCCCTCGCGGGCCCAACGGCGAAGGGTGTTGCTGCTGGGCGGCGTTCTGAAGTGATCGTGCGCCCATTCGTCTAGTGTGACTTTGCACATGATGGTCTCCACGCCGCCGGTGGCGGCAGGTTGGTGGTCAGGTCTTTTCAACAGTTGGTCGTGGGTCTGGAATCGGCTGATACGCGACGATCTCGGTGCCAAAGTCCTTGCTGGTGAAGTTGAACTGCCCGAACGGCCATCGGTACTCGAAGGTGCCAGTTCGCGCGCAGCCAGCAAGCACGCTGCCGCAGCGCAGGCGCACATCGATCCAGTCAGACCCTGGGTCTTCGTCGTGCTCTGCCTCGAGCCAGTGGCCTTTGAGTTTCTCAACCGCCTCGACCACCTCGGAAATTTCGAACTCTCGTCCGCGCCGGCCGATGATGCCGTGAATCCGGTGAATGCCTTGTTCCCAGCGATCCTTGCGTACCAGGGCGCCGTCGGCTCGGAACTCGTAGTCTTCGATCTTGGCGTCGCGAAACTCAGGCCGCCGGAAATCTTGCTCTGTGACTTGGCGGCTCACAGGTGATACCTCTCATCAATCCAGCGCCTAGGCGCCAGTGCGGGTGTAGGTTCGGGTTGTGTTTCGTGCGGGGAGAGCTGGCGCTGGTTGCCGGCCTGCAGCTGGCTGTCGGGGATGCAGCTTATGCCGACCCCATTCAGCAGGTAGCAGGTGACGCCGCGCTGGCTGTCGTGCTGCACATCGATGACGTTCTCGGTTGCGCTGGCGCCGGTGGCCAGCAGCAGGAGGCAGAGGGGGAGGATGGTCAGCGGCGACGGCCCCTTGGACTCAATTAACAGCCTTAACTCGGGCATAGAACCTCCACCCGCCATTCGGCGGACAGTTTAAGATTGATGGAAATAAGTGAGACCGGGAGAGGTCCACCGGGCAGAAGTCTTGGAAGGCTCAAATCCTTGCTGTGCAAGTTGGATAAAAAGACCATGCCGGATATAGAAAAAAGATATCGCGCTTACAAGCTGCTGCGGGAGCTTGACTCGCTAACTTCAAACACCATGAACCAGGTGGCTTACGGCCGCTTGGGCGGGCCAGAATGGCAAGCTGCATGCGACGCGCACCGCGCTGCCTTTAATGCTTGGATAGAATTTGCCGATTCGCTGACAGACGAAGCGAGGAGAGGGGTGATTATTCTCGATAAAGCCTATACAAAAAAATAAGTTTGTATAGGTAAGCACCAGTTGTCGTTTCGTTTAATTTTCCGACTTACGTCCCTTGAATTTTTTTCTGTGCGCATTAATTTGGCCCCTAATGGATGAAAAAATAACGATTGGAGGATGGTCATATGCGAGTTCGCGGAAATGTCTTTTGGAATTGGGCAGACCCGGCGCTCCACCACCGTACCCATGACGAAACGCTTGACGACGGCATCCATATTGATGTCCAGGTGAGGCTTTCAAAAACAGGCCAAACGCAAATGTTCATCGGCGTCTACGCGCAATCCGGCATGGCCATGCATGAGGAGGCGTTTGATTCGCGGCCCGGCGAATCGATGAGCCGTGCTCTTGCTTGGGGCGTGGGCAGGGCTCGGCGAATCGCCCAGGAAGGTCTGGCTGCGACTGAACGGCTCGCGGCTGGCGCGAGGTAGACATTGAACCCCACAATGAAGGAGTACAAATGTGCTCCTTCAGCTTGACCTTCTCTCTAGCGCCGAGCGAGCTACTGATCCGTCCTCGATAAAATCAGGTTCATCGCCGCACCAAAGGATGTTCAGGGGTTCGCCGCTTACGGTGTCCCAGTTCCCGCTCTCAAAGTGGAAGTGCTCGCGGTCTGCGTAAAACTTGAGGGCAGCGCGCAGCCGCTCAACGTCGCCAGGATCGGTGTGGGTGTAAACCTCGGCGCCTCCATCCTCCTCGCACAGCTCTGGGGCATTCTCTGCAACCAGCAGCGTCATACCGGCGAACAGTTCGGCGGTGCCGCCCTCAAGAATCCAGCTTGGCTCCAGGCCGCCATCGCCATCGTCAACCAGCTCGGCAACGGCCGTGAGCATGATCGGCTCGACTTGGTGCTGCTCGGCTGGCAGGGACACGATGGCGCGAAGCTCTTCGCACTCGCCGAAGATGCTCATCCCGTCGGTGTACATACGATCAATACGCTGCAGCAGATCGCGCGGCACGCTGACCATCTCTGTGTTGCTGGATCGGTTTTCTGTGGGCATGGGGATACCTCAAGCGAGTCGTTCAATTTGTTGTTGGATGCGCCGTCCGATCCAGCGGACGACGAACACGGCCTTGCTGTTGCCGATCGCCTTGTAGCGTGGGCCATCTGGGCATTCGTCGGCGGGCTTGCCGCGATAGGGGATGCGGGTGTGGTCGCCAGGGAAGCCCTGAAGCCATTCGCACTCACGCGGGGTGAGGCGGCGGACGCCGGCTTCGACTGATCGGAGCTGTCCAGTCCAAGCGTGTTCTGCCTTGATGTTTCCGTGATTGGCGCCGAGCGTCCCAGCCACTATCGGCTGGACACGACCTGTGCCGTCTTCGCTCGCATCAAAGCCTTCGGCCTTCAGCGTGTGGGTGAACTCGCCGGTGATGCACACCGCGACCTGGCCGCCGGCGTTGGGGTGGCTAGCACCGTGGCCCATGGCGCGAAGGGTCGGAGCAAGGCTTCCAGCGTCGGCGCCGTGGTCCTTGCAGCTGAAGGCGATGCAGGGTTGGCCTTGCCCAGGCTTGCCTCCGCCGGTAGACAGAGCTCCCACAACCTGGCCATCGCCACCTTCAAGTCGAACCTCAGCTCTGCTGTTCTCGGCAAATGCCAGTACTGCATTCTCCTGTCCGCTGTTCCGTCCCAGAGCGAAGGCTTGATCATCAAGGACGCATGGGTCCTGGGTGCCGTGCACTACCAGCATTCCGCTCTCGGCGTCTTGCTGAGTCGCGCTGCCGGCCGCTTTCCCATTTGCCTGAAGAGTGCCGGTAACCAGATTGATCGGCACGCAGTCTTTCCCAGCAGGAATACCACCGTTTCTGCCCATTGCACTCGTGAGCGTGCCAGCGACGAGATGTCCGGCCATGCCGTGATCTACATCGCTTCCGCCATCTGTGCTCCGCAATGTACCGGCAACACGATCCTGGATGCAGAGCGTCTCGCTCTCCATGTCCATTCTGGTGTCCTTGGCCGTCAGCGTGGCGGCCTGGCTTACGTCACCCTGGAGGCTGTGGCCGCCGTAGGCAGGAACGCCGGCCAGCACCTCAACCGCCGGCCCTTCGTCGCCCTCGCAGTTTGGGCAGCCGTAGTTGCCCAGGTCTAAACCGAAGACGTACCCGCAGCCGCACTGGAGCGCAGGGCCGAATGGAGCTCGGCCGGCAAGGTCTTGCCCCTCGCCTCGGCGCGGCGGAGTATCCCGGCGCACGCCTTCGCGCTCAAAAAGTACTTCGAGGGGATCGAATCCTGCTCGAGCACTTGCGACAACGAACACACGGCGGCGTCGTTGGGCCAGGCCGAAATATTGGGCATCCAGAACCCGCCATGCGACTGTTCGCGTGGGTCCATACACACAACCAGCGTCCTTCCATTTGCCCCCTGGCGGTTGGAGTTCTTCGGATTCGCCCACCAGGGCGCCGAGGAAGCAGCCAAACGCGTTGCCTTTGTCGGAGAGGACGCCGGGGACGTTTTCCCAGGTGCAGATGGCCTCGGGCTCGCCGCGCATGGTTCGAACATGGTCAATTGCATCGAGGAGCTCCACGTATTTGATGGTGAGGGCGCCACGGGGATCGGCTAGGCCCTCGCGCATGCCGGCCACGCTGAAGGCTTGGCAGGGTGTGCCGCCGACCAGCACCTCGGGCGCCGCGATCTTGCCGGACAGAACCATGGCCGCCAGGCGGGTCATGTCGCCGTGGTTCGGCGTATCCGAGTAGTGGTAGGCCAGAACGGCGGAGGGGAATGGCTCGATCTCGGCGTACCAGTCGGCACACCAGCCCAGCGGATGCCAGGCCTCGGTCGCAGCTTCAATGCCGCTGCAGACGCTTCCGTAGGTGATGGGCATTGGTGGTCCTCGGTTATGCAACCTGGGGCGTCATCTCTGGCAGGTAGTCCACCCAGCCGATGCGCGGCGCTTTTGTTTTCTTGTTGATGATCGGATGCCCCTCTGCGTCGGTGAGGGCGCACTTGGCTCTGACGCGAAGGTCCCTGGCGCCGCCAGACTTTCGGGCGAGATTGACGAACTGCTCGGCATACTGAGGAGCATCGAATGTCGGGCTGAGCTGCCTGATCTTCTTGCCCTGCATGATCTTCGATACCTGACGATCAACTGCCTCGTTCCACTCATCGATGGTCAGGTCGATGGGGGGGCAGCCAGCCTTTCCGCTGGGCTTGATGGTCTTGGTTGTCTTCCTGGCCTCCGCCAGTGCTACATCATGGGTCATGCCGAACACTGCGAATGTGCTCATGTTGATCTCCAGGCAGGCGCCGCCCTCGCCGGGGAGGCGGAATAGAATGTTGTGGCTATTTGCTATCAATGGGCGTATTGATGCTGCTCACCCCAAGCCGGGGTTCCAGAGAACAGATCCCGTGAGCACCGAGCCGACCAATCAAGAAGTCGCAGCAGTCGTGGGCATTGATGAGCATCAAGTTGATAAATACCGAACCGAGACCCTGCAGCTTGGCGATGGCTCTTGGCTCGTATCCTTTTCCTACCTGATGCCGCGAGAGCTTCGTCACAGCTTCACAGGTAGCTTCACTGTCGTGATCGCGAAGAAAGTCTGTCCCCAGGATGCGCGTAGACATCGATAGCTGTACTGGTGAGCAGCGTAACCTTCGCCGGGGACGCGTTATCGTTGAATAGGAGAAGGCGCTGGCGGGCAGCGCAGGAGGCTCAGGCCCGGCGGACCTTGAAGCCGAACATGCACTCGATGTCGTGGTACTCGCACCGCTCGTAGGCCTTGTACTTGGCCTGCGATGGCGTGCTGGCGAAGACATCGACGATGGTCCGATTGGTGATGTCCCACCAGTCCCATCCGGCCACCAGCACCTGGTAGCGTTTAAGCGGCAGCTTCTCAGCCATTTCGCCGTACTGCATTTCCCAGGTCGGGTGGTAGTTGCGGATGCGCTTCTTCGGGTCGCTGTCGAGGATGACGCCGATGTAGTGCCCGCGATCGGCCATGATCACGCCAGGTTCGCCATTGGCGATCACGCGGCGTCCGACCTCTGCTGGCACGCCATAGTGGTCGCGCACGTAGGCGCAGTTGTAGTCGCTCATAGATCGCTCCTTGATCAGGCCGCTTTCCGCGCGTTGAGCACGCGCTGGCGGGCTGTTTCGTACTCGCTGCTGACGATCTCAACCAGTCCTTCAACATCGCCATCAGCGGCCTTGCTGCCCAGGTTCAGGTAAACCGTTTCGCCGTAGGTGAAGCACACCCCGCCGCTGAGCCAGATCCCGCCGCGCTCGACGCCGATGGCCTCCCACATTTCGTCGCGGTCGATATCGCTCGGGCAGTGTTCCTTCCAGAGGTCTTCCAGGCGTTGGTGCTCAGCCTTCTCGGCAGCGCGCACCTCTTTGTCCGTGCCCTTGGCATGCTTGGGCGCCCGGCGCAGCGAGCGGTAGCCGTATTCGTTGGGACGGCACCAGTGCACATCTAAGTCGCGGCTGGCGCTGAGCTTTATGCCGCCGACGTAGTTACGGGAGCCGCTGTACATTGGCGATGCATCGGCGCCGAAGGACTCGCCAAGCTTCTCGCGCTGGACGTTCCAGGCCGCTTTCTTCTCGTCCCAGGCGCGCACTGCGGCCAGGACCTTTGGCGATTCGGTCTTGTAGAAATAGCTCATGGTTTTCTCCATGCATGCGCCGCCCTCCGTGGCCGGATGCGGCATGGTGGTTACTTGAGGATTGCGCGGGCGCAGGCCTGAATCTCGATCCAGAGCGCCGACGAAGGCCGCGCTTCGTACTTGACCAGGGCCTTGGCTATGCGCTTTGCCAGCTCAACTTTGCTACCTGTAGGTGCCGGCGGCGATTGGTGGGCAACCTGAATTGGTAGGTCGTACTGGCCAGGAAGGTCGATTCTCATGTGGCGCGACTCCTCGATCTTCTGATAACCCGCTGGGCGGCAGATTGATGTGCTGCTGGCGCCGGCCGTGCCGGACGCGCGAGGTAATGCGTTTCAAGCGGTGAGCTCCATGTCTCGGTCATTCCAGCCTGCCAGCCACCAGCCGCAATCCACGGTCATCCAGCCGTATGGCTGGGAATCGCGGGACTGCTTGTTGTCTCTGCAGGCTCGACCGAGGAAGTAAGCAGCTGGGCACTGATAGTGCTGGTTGTGCATGGCTACGCCCCTGTGAGGTGGTGCGCTGGCGCGAACGGTATGTCGTCGTCGAAGTTATCCGGCGGTGCGGCCTGTTGGCTCTGCTGCTGTGGCGCTGGCCGGCGTTGCTGCGGCTGACGATCGGGCGCCTGGCCTGGCTGCTGGCCCTGAGGCTTGCCGCCCAGGAGCTGCATGGTGCCGCGCATGTCTACGTGCACCTCGGTGGTGTAGCGCTTGATGCCGTCCTTCTCCCACTCGCGGGTCTGCAGCTTGCCCTCGATGTAGAGCTGGGAGCCTTTGCGGGCCCACTCACCGGCGATCTCTGCGACCTTGCCGAACATCACCACGCGGTGCCATTCGGTGCGCTCGACCTTCTGTCCGGTTTGCTTGTCGGTCCACTGCTCGCTGGTGGCCAGGCTGATGTTGGTCACGGCCTGGCCGTTGGGCATGTAGCGCACATCCGGGTCCTGGCCGACCGCGCCCACCAGGATCACCTTGTTGACTCCGCGGCTCATGACGATGCTGCCCCGGCCAGCACGATCAGCATCAGGGCGAACAGGCTCGCCCAGCGGGTGGCGCGCTCACCGATCTCTTTCACCTTCACAGCGGCCACCACCGGCAGCGCCTTCGCGTCGATGGCCCGCTCGAGGCTTTCTGCGTAGCGAACGGCCTGCGGGTAGCTGGTGTTGCGGCCGTACACCCGATTGTCACGGGACGAGACCACTATCCAGCCGCTGCCGGCCGGGGTGACGATGAAGCGCGACTTGGCGTGGAACGCCTCGGTTGCGGTGATGACTTCCTGGCGCAGGGCTTCGAGCTGATCCTGGCTCTCTCGGATGGCTACTTGCATGGAGGTGATCCTCATTGTGGTCAGGCGTGAAGTTCCAGGGCCTCGGCCCGGCGAACGATTCGAATCTGGGCGGTCCGCCGCTCGGGCGCCCGGCGATCGCGGCGCATAGGGTCGCCGTCGTTGATGGCTGCGTGCATGGCGATGAGGCCTGCCAGCACGATGCAGAGGGGGCTGATGATCTGGCGGCGCATAGCTTCGGCCACTGCCGCCGCTCGCCGTGGCACCCCGAGCTTGAGCATTGCATCGCCGATACGCTTTTCGACGCCGCTTTCGCTGATGCCGAAGTGCCGGGCGATCTCCTTGGTGGTGAAGCCTTGGGCGACATCGAGGATGCACTGCAATTCGCGAGGCGCCAGGCCTCGGCCAAGATGGCCTATCCATGCGCCGATGGTGATCGTGTCCATGATTGATCTCGGGGGTGGGCTGCATTGGTCGTGACACTCGCTGCCGTAAACCTCCCGGACCAGGGGAGGGAGAGCGTCACGACCGATGCAGCCTGGTGATGGGGAACCAGGTAGATCGGGCAGTTTTCGTCAGGCTGACGTGGCGCTGGTTGTTACCGCTGGGTGCGGAGCTCGGCGCGGGGAACCCATCCGTTATGGGTCTTGACCATGCAGCCTACGAAGGCCGCATACCGGGTCTCGCGCTCAGTCTGGTGGCCGTACCAGGCGCAGCCGCCCCAGTCGATAAGGCGAAAAGTCAGCCACAGGCCGCCGATCAAAATCAGCGCAATGGCGATAGCTCGCTTCACAGATAGTCCTTGAGGCTCAAGCCCATGAGCCTCGCCGACTTCTCAAGGACGGCCATTTCCTTGTCGTCGATGTCGCCCGAAGCTTCGGCGATGGTGAGCATGACGTTGATGACGATGGCCGCTTCCTCGGGCGAGTGGGCCAGGTCCTTGAGCTCCTTCTCGGCGTTCATGCGCAGAATGCGGTGGCCGCCGTCGTGGAAGTCCCTCTCGGCGCGGTCCATGGTATTGGACAGCTCCGGCCCGAAGCCTTTGAGCTGAGGCGTGTTGGCGATCAGCTTCTCGGTCTTTTTGATCTCGTCTTCGCCGATATCGCCGTCGGCTGCTGCGACGTAAAAGGCGCCGTAGACGATCGCCTGCATCAGGTCGCGGTTCTGGACTACCTGCATTGCAGCGCGGGCTTCACGACCTTTCTTACCAAACAGTTTTCCAAGCATGGGAGGGTGCTCCGTTGGGTTGATTTCCCGTCTGGCCCTGTTGCCAAGGCCAGCCAGTGAAATCGGTTATCTCGGGGGATCTGTGATCCCGACAGCTGACCGCGAAGTAGTCCATTGCATGGCATCCCACCCGTCAGCACTCTTTGATCAAGGGCCATCTACGCTGCTGGCCACGGGGTGAGGCGCCCCTGTACCGAACTTGAGGTGTTCGGCTCGCTACCTTGTTGCTGGCCGGTGTCTATCCGGCGACGGGTTAAATATGTACCTAAGGTTCACATAGGTCAAGTACCAAAAGTACATAAATTTCCTGGAGGCGAAAAAAAGCCCGCGATAAGCGGGCTCTTGGAGTCAGACTGGAATGCTTAGAGCGCGGATCGCGGCCACTTGGCGTCTACGACGCGACCGACCAAGCACCATTCCCCATCCATCTCAACCGTCGGGAATGCTGGATTCAAAGGCTTCAGGTAAGCCTTTCCTGAGTCCCATACGAACTGCTTGAACGTGGCTTCATTGGAGTCAATGAGCTTGGCAACGACGTATTGGCCATGCTCCACATCGAAGCCGGGTGCGACCAGGATGACCATGCCTTCTGAGAAGGACATGCCGTTCGGGGAGGTCATCGATGGTCCCTTGACCTTGAGCCAGAAGCCATTTGGCCCCGCCCAGGCATCGGATGGATGCACCTCGCAAGTGGCCACGTTCGACAGCTCAATAGCTTCCATAGGCATCCCGGCCTGTACCCAGCTGATCTCAGGGTATTCGTAGTAACGAACCGGACCCGCAGACGGCTCAACGTTGGCGTCGAACTCTGGCCGATCTTCGACCATTTCGCCTTTTCCGTACTCAAGCCATTCAAGGCGAACTTTCAGCGCATTGGCGAGGGCAAGCATCTTCACTCCACCAGGCATGGTTTCCCCATTCAACCACTTACTGGCTGCTTTGGGGGTGACGCTTGCGATTGAGGCAAGGCGCGCACCTGCACCCCATGCAGGGATGTCACTGGCAGCGAGCGCTTGCTTGAGGCGCGCCGCAAAGGCTGCCCGGATTTCTTCGATATGAACCATGGGTTCAATATCGCACGCGCTTGCATGTACTTTCAGTTCCGACATACTATGTACTTACAGTTCATATTTCACCTGGAGGCCCTATGACGGCGCTCAAGAAGGCGATCGACGATGCCGGCGGAGTCTTCGCTGTGTCGGTCGCCTGCGAGAAAACCCCGCGTGCTGTTTACAAGTGGCTGGCCTCTGGTTGCCTGCCGCGCACCGAGTACACGGGCGAGACCCGCTATGCGGACAAGATCGCTGAGTTGGCCAAGGCCAACGGCAAGCCGTTCAAGGCCAAGCATCTGCTGGCCGAAATCGCTCCGGCCAAGTCGACTGCGTGAAGTATGCGGGGACTGGCATACCGCCAGTAGTGATCTGAACCAGCTGTGAATTTAACCAGTAGGAGGCGCAAATGGTTTTGGACTTGGTGATGGTGGGCGCAACCGCTTTCGGAGCGGCGGCTTTCTGCTTCGCTGCCGGCTTTGTCGTCGGCGGTTTACGGAGCGGGGGCGCCGCCGTGTTTCCTGCAACGCACGTTAGTTTCAGTGCGGATCTCCCGGACGAAGCGCGGCTGGATTTTCTGGAGTCGGCGAAAGATGCGGTTCGACTTGGGCGGCTAGGAAAGGCCAATCAGCTTGGTGATTACCCCGCCGGCAATAAGGGCCAGTAACCACATGCCGACTTTCTTGATGGTTTGCCCATGCGACTCCCAGGCCCTGCGAAGAGGAGGCGAATCGAAGCCAAACATCGAGAAGTGCTCATCGCTGTACGAATACGGTTTTTTGTCCCAGTGCTTCGCCTTCAGCTTCGCGAAAAGGTCCTTTGCAGCCTTCATCAGGCCTCCCAGCCTCTGAAATGCAGCCATAAAAAAACCGCCTGGCAGGGCGGCTTCTTCAACAACGTAACGAGGCCCATTATGCACTCAGCAATGGATGCTAGCAACACCGGGGTATCACCCCAGGATCACCAGAAAGCTTTTCACAAGTCCGCCGCACTCCATGCCGCGCGAATGATTCGCCTCCAGTACGCAGCCACCTCGAAAGCCGCACTCCGCCGCGAGTGTGTCGAGCATCTGCGGGCATCGCTGTGCGGAGGTGCTGCGTGAGCAATGTTACCCCCATCCAAGCGAAGAGCGGATTCACCCGTATGGATAACGACCTGTACGAAGCCCTGATCGGGGCAGAACTGTCAGGCCGCGAGCTTCGTGTCGCCCTGGCCATTCACCGACTGACCGCTGGCTACAACCAGGATGCCGTCAAGGTTGCCGCACTGTACGTCGCCAAGATGATGTACTCGGACGAAGCTAAGGCCTCTGCCGAGCGCGCGAACGTATCCCGGGCCATCAACTCCCTGATCCGTCAGCGGGTGCTGTTCCGTGATGGCGGTAGCCGTGACCCGATCACTTTCCTGCCGGTTTCCGAGTGGAAAATCGACAGCAAATCAGCTGTGTTGAAATCTACACACTGTGTAGAAAACACACCTGCCACTGTGTTGAAAATTACACACATAAAAGAAAGAAATACAAATACCAATGCTAACGCATTGGTTGTCGACGCATCCGCATCGACCGACGCCGAGGATTTAGGTCAAGACAGCGGCAAGGGCGCCACTCAACCTGATCAACCCAAGGCAGGGAAGACCGACAAAGTTCCTTACGGTCGTATCGTTGAAATCTACAACCAGACTTGCGGCCACGCTTTGCCGCAGTGCCTGAAGCTCAACGGCAAGCGCCAAACCAACATCCGCAATTGCTGGAACCTGAAGATCAAGGGCGTACATCCGTTCCGCAAGAGCGAATTCTGGTCCGCCTACTTCGAAGATTGCCTGGCAGTGAAGCACTACATCGGCGAAAACGACCGGAGCTGGAAGGCCGATATCGAGTTCTTGACCCGTGAATCCACCGTGCTCAAGGTGCTGGAGGCTCAGCAATGATCGCCACCCGCCCGCTTGTCGCCGAGGAAGCCGAGTTCGGTGTAATCGGCTCGATGATGCATCAGCCGTCTTTGATCGAGACCATTGGCGCCAAGGTTTCGCCCATGCATTTCCACCAGCAGGATGCCGCCGAGCTGTTCAGCATGATCCTTGCTGCGCGTTCAGCGGGGCGCCCGGCGGATCCCGTGTCTCTCGCCGATATCCGGCCCACTCTGGGCAGCGGGGAAATGACCCTAGTGCGCGCTGCCGAGATCATGCGCAACACCGTCAGCGTGGCAAACGCCCAAGAATACGCGCGGATCGTGATCGAGCGCTCGAAGGCACGCATCGTCAATGACCTTGGCCAGTCCATCATCGACCTTGCATCCCAGAACCGGCCAATCGCCCAGATCATTGCCGAGGTCCAGGAAGCGGCGCTGTCGCTGAACAGCGAAGACGATGAGCCCGACGTAATCACGCTCGCCGAGGCGCTCGGCCCAGTGATCGACGAGATGGACGATCGATTCAACGGGCGGGGCATCAACGGCCTTTCCACCGGCCTGACTGACCTGGACGAAGCGATACAAGGGCTTCGCGGATCGCATGTGATCATCGTTGCGGGCCGCCCAGGCACCGGCAAAACCACCCTAGGCCTTGGCATTGCCGAGTACCTGACCATTCGCGAAAACAAGTCGGCGCTGGTGTTCTCTCTGGAGATGGCTGGCAAGGAATTGGCCAAGCGCAGCCTGGCCTCTGCGTCGTCGGTGACCACTGGCAACATCGACACAGGCAAGGCCATGGGCGACGGCGAGCAAATCCAGAAAATCACCGCTGCCGTTGGACGGATGCGTGATGCCGACTTGCGTATCTGCCAGAAGGGCGGCCTGCCGCTGAGTCGAATCCGCAACATCGCCCGCTTCCAGCACAAGGCCAAACCACTCGACCTGATCGTCATCGACTACATCGGCTTGATCGCGCCGGAACCCGGTAGCCGGCAACAGAACCGCAACCTTGAACTAGGGGCTATCAGCCGGGGCATTAAGGCCATGGCCAAAGAGTTGGACGTTCCGGTGATCGTCTTGGCCCAGCTAAACCGGGGCATCGAAACGCGCTCCGCCAAGAAGCCACAGATGTCGGACCTGCGCGATTCGGGCGAGATCGAGCAAGACGCCGACATCATCCTGATAGCCCACCGTGATGCCGATTCTGATCTGGGCCAGAGCGGCGTCACCGAGATCGATGTGGTCAAGCACCGGCACGCACCTGTCGGGCACTGCCTCCTGCAGCACCAAGGCGAGTTTGCCCGGTTTGCCAACTACGCCGGAAACCGCGAGCAGCAACAGGTCGCGGCAAAGCCGTTGCGCAAGTCATCCCGATCGCTACTGAACGACTTCCAGCCCGGAGAAAGATTCTGATGCGCCAGTCCAAACTGACCAAGGCCGCGCGCGGCCGCGAGTGCCAGGTGCGCATCCCTGGGGTGTGCAATGGCAACCCTGAGACCACCGTGCTCGCCCACTACCGCCTGGCCGGCACCTGCGGCGTCGGCAAGAAGCCGCACGATCTGCAAGGCGCCTGGTCCTGCAGTGCCTGCCATGACGCTTGCGACGGGCGTAGCAGGGCAGTGGATCGCGAGACCGCCCGCCAGTACCACGCCGAGGGCGTGATGCGCACCCAGGCGCTGCTGATCAACGAGGGGGTTCTGGTCGCATGAACGCTCCCGCCCTTCGCCCATTCAAGGCCAAGCCGGCTCGCGCCAAGCCCGTCGACAGGGAAGGGCAGGAGCAGGCCGCGCTGATGCAGGAGCTGCAGCTGCGCTACCCGCAAGCCTACAAGCTGATCTACCACGTGCCGAACGGTGGGCACCGGGTCAAGGCCGTGGCCGCCAAGTTGAAGGGGCAGGGCGTGAAGGCCGGCGTGCCTGACCTGGTGCTGCCGATGGCGCGCGGTGGCTACTTCGGCCTGTACATCGAGTTCAAGGCCATGCCGCCGTTCGATGCGCCGGTCTCGCCCAGCCAGGACGCCTACCTGCAGGCGCTGGCCGGCCAGGGCTACCTGGCGATCGTGTGCCGGGGCAACATCGACGCCGTCGAGGCGATCCGCTCCTACCTGCTGCTGCCCGCGACGGTGGCGGCATGACGGTTGTGGTTGCGCTTTCCGACGCCGAGCTGCGCCGCCGCGCGGATGACCGGGATGTCGTGCTGCTGCGCGATCCGCGTCACCCGGGCCTGTACCTGCGTTTCACCGAGGATCGCCCGCGCGCTACGTGGTACCTGGTCGTGAGCAAGCAGTGGAACAAAATCGGCACCTACCCCGACCAGTCGGCCAAGGTGGTGTTGGCTTCGCTGCCGGAGGTTCGCCAGCGCCTGCAGGCCGAAGGCAAGGCCGCCGTTTCGGGGTGGCAGACGGTCGGCGAGCTGCTGGAGTGGTACGCCGATCGCGTCGAGCGCACCCGCAACCTGTCGAAGAGCCGGCGCGCCACGGCCAAATCGGCCATTGCCTGCCACTTGCTGCCGCGTATTGGTGGCCTGGCCCTGGTCGACGTGAGCCACGGCACCCTGGACAACCAGCTGGTCTGGCCAATGCAGGAGCACCTCTCGCTCGAGTATGTGCGTCTTGTGTTCGGCCTGCTGATCGACGCCTTCCGCAAAGCTAGCGCGCTGGGCCTGGTGGCCCGCAATCCCATGGCCGGGATCAAGTTCAGCGACTTCACCAAGGCCAAGATCAAGGCCAGGCCGGGCCGCCTGCGCGGGGTACAGATCGAGGGCCTGCTGAGTCAGCTGACCGAGGTGATCACCGACGAGCCTGCCGACGCCATGCTGGCCCTGCTGATGCTGTGCCATGGCAACCGGCTGGGCGAGACCCGCCAGGCACAGTGGCCACACATCGCCCTGTCGATCCGCAACTGGCACCTGCCGGCGGAGAACACCAAGACCCGCGTCGAGCACTCGCTGCCGTTGACCGAGCAGGTGTGCGCGCTGCTGACCTGGTACCGCGAGATCCAGCGCGCCCAAGGCTACACCGGCCAGTACCTGTTCCCGGGCAAGAGCGGCAAGTGCCTGAGCGAGAAGCAGGCGTCGGAGGTGTTCACCCGCCTGGGCCAGGGCCAATGGACCAGCCACGACCTGCGCAAGCTGGCCAGGACCTGCTGGGCCGACCAGGGGATCGACTTCCTGATCGGTGAGCTGCTGATCAACCACGCCATGGGCCACAACGTCCAGGCCTACATCCAGACCACTGCCGAGGAACGCAAGCGCGCTGCCCTGGAGCAGTGGCACGCGTTTCTAGACAGCAAGGGCTTCGACCGTATTCACGGGTTGAAGGAGGGTAGAAGCGCAATTTCGGGTAATTGCCTGGAGGCCAAGCAGCACGGGGCCTGCGGCGTGATTCAGGAATCAACCATAAGCGAGGATTCGAAACGATGAGGAAGAGCCACGGCCCGGCCTTCAAGAAGGCTGTGATCGAGTTGGCTCAGTGCCCTTTGTGCCGTGGGAGAGCGGTCACTCAGGGCGTTTTCTACGAGCTGCCATGTAGTCGCTGCAACGCCTCGGGCTGGGTGTCGGCTGCAACAGGCGAGGCCCTGGCCCTGGATGAACTGGTGACCCAGCTCAGCATGAGGCTTCGGGCAGCGCTGCGGCAGATCGAGAAGTTGAAGAACCCTCAGGCATCCGGGCCTGAGGCGATATATCAGGGAAGCAACCGGCGCGGCGTCGGGGGCACCAACTACACCGGGGATTAGGGGGAAGGACATGATTTACAGCAGCGTACTGGCGGCGGTTGTTTCGGCCCTCGCAGCGGAGGCGATCGACAACACCAGCAAGCAGGCCTGGCAGAAGCTTTATCAGCCCGGTTGCGAAATTGGACACGACTTGGCCACGTTGAGCGGGGCAGTAGAAAAAGGTGAGATTAGCAGGATGGATGCTGACTGTTGGGTGTTCGCCCGCCTGCACAGCCAGCTGAATCCTAGGCACTGGGATGTTCTCGTGGCCAAGTTCAGCACCCACAAGGGCCGCAAGGTGCAATCCATCAGCCGCATTTGCCCGCTTGTGGCGTCTCATGCGCCGCAGTTGTTCGTCACCAGCGCGGTCACAGCATGGGCCATACCTAAGCTGAAAGGTGTTGAGGGCAAGCGCTCAAGTGACATGATCGTGCTTCCAGCCCATTTCTACGACATCAACCGTTGGGATCCTGAAGCTCGGCCAGAGCGTACTCGTCGACGTTGGAAGAAGGGCGTCGAGGACGTTCTGGATGAGATGGTCGGCGAGGCATTGTCCGCGGCATCCGTGTTGCTGGACCATGAGGGGCTGACTTTGAAGAGTGCCGCTTGACATCACATGGCCGTATGGCCGATTATTTATGCATCCTGTCATTCCTGCGCATCGTTAGGACTGACCAATAAATGCCCGGCTACCGCCGGGCTTTTTGTTGCCTTTTTGATGGCTAATGGCCTGCGGTCTGCTGTAAATTCAGCCGGAATTTTTTCATGGAGTTTCCCGGTGAAGGACCAGCTGACGCTTGATCTCCCTATCTCTTTCTATTTCGAGTCAGAGGAACCGATTCCGATCGATGAGATAGTGTCCTCGCTTTTGGGCCTTCAGAAGCTAGCCTCTAAAGTGCCTTTGCTCGTAGGCAACCTGTGTGAAACTGAGTGGGACGTTGATCTTGAAAGCTTAAAGGTTGCCAAGATCGAATCGGGCAGCTTGCTTGAAGTGCTGGTGCTGACCCTCCTTTTCAGCTCCGCGGTCGACAAGGAAAGATGTGTCCGGTGGCTCAACGAGACGAAAATGGGAAAATACGCGAAGTACGGCCTCGGAGGCCTCCTGTTATTGCTGCTAGCCAGCGAGTCGATCACTCTCTATGACACCTTCAAAGGCAAGGACGGGGAGGGCGAGACACCCAGCATTCAAGCCAACCATAACGTGTTGATCAATATTGGCAGCGAGGCAACGGGCGCAAGTGCTGATGAGCTGAAGGCGGCCATTGATGCAGCCCTGACAGGGGACCGGAAGAAAATGGTTCGGGCAGCGCTAGACTTCGTCCGGCCAGCATCTGGTGAAGGGCGTGGCGGACTGCACGTAGGGGAAAAGGCTACGGGTGTCGAGTTTTCTCATCAGGCCGCAACCGACGCCCCGGCTACCCCCGACTTCCGTGTAAAAGACAGCACCGTCGCCTACATCAATACAAAGCTTGAAATTCGGGCTTTGGACCGCGACAAGTCAGATAGCGGTTGGAAAGGTGCGCTTACGCAGGCGATTGGCGAGAAAAGACTTCCTCTGTACTTTGCTGACGGCCTCGACATTACCAAAGCAGTCACCCATGTAGCCGTTCAGGCTGACGTGGAGGTTGTGATGGCTACCGATTTCAACCGTGGGATCTTGATTCCCAAAAGTATTACAGTTACCAAGATTTACTGAGTGAATTTCATTTTCTGAAACCCGGCCTAGTGCCGGGTTTTTTTATGCCTGCAACTGGCCTTTAAAAAGCCCAACAATGGAGTGATCGATGGACCCGACCGACCTCGGCCCAGGCACAGCCACCTGGCTGGGCGGAACGGGCACCGTCCTGCTGGGCGGCTTTCTGTGGCTGCGCAAGTTCCTTTCCAAGGACGCCGCAGATCGCGCGATGGACAACGCCGACATCGGTACCGTCCGCCGCCTCAATGAGCTGCTCGACTCCGAGCGTGAGGCTCGAAAGCTGGCTGAAGCTCGTGCTGATCAGTTCGCCAAGGAGCGCAATGAGCTTGCAGCAGCGGTTGGTCGAATGGAGGGGAAGATCGAAGCCCTCACCAGCCAAGTGGGCCAGCTCACCGAGAAGGTAACCACCCAGAGCGCCGAGATCTCCCGGCTTCGCTCCCAGCTTGGAGGTGCCAACTGATGGACAAATGCGCACTTGAATTCATCGCGCGGCGCTGGTGGCGTCGTGCTGAGGTCTGGGTGATCGCTGTTCTGCTCATGGCAGGCGGTGCGGTGCTGGGTTGGCAGTCTGCCTACTGGGCGATGGCCAGCACCCAATCGCAGCAGGTCGCCGAGATCCGGAAGGCCTACGACGCAGCCATGGCTGAGCGTGACAAGCGCCTGGACGAACTGACCAAGCGAACGGACAGTGCTGCGGCTAAGGCATCGAAGGCTGCGACTACTGCCACCCAGGCGGCAGACAAAGCCGACGAGGCTCTGAACCGGGTGTCGCAGTAGCCGCGCCACAGAACAGACATGCGCCATTTCGTGGCGCGGAGACACTGATGAATCGACAGCAGGTCGCGACCGCGTACAGCCTCTTCCATACCCGTGACCAAGTGCAGCGCCGGCTGGATACGGTGCTCAGCGGCAAGGGCGTTACGTTGATGATCACCGGCGACTATCAGGACGAGGGTGTCCTTCATTCAGTGGCGGAGTCTCTCGAAAATCACTTCAGGAATGAACTGTCCGCAATCGATGACCAGCTCAAACTGATGGGCTGGAATGGCGAGTAAGTAGCGGGAGGTAGGCGATGCCCTGCAGCGGATGCGCCGCCCGGCGCGAATGGATCAACAAGTGGACGAGGGTTGCGTATGAGCGAGCAAAGCAAATCGTTGGCGGTGGCGACCATCGTTCCAGCACCCAACACCAATCCAAACAGCCCGCACCACGCGATGGGGACCAAGGTCCTGCTCAGTGATGGAAGCGAACTGGATGGCGTTCTGAGCATTGAGCTCAAGGCGTCGGCGGACAATCCGGTGTGGCATGCGGTGATCACTGTACTACCTCGCGAGATCCCCGTTGTGACGGCGGATGCTCAGGTGGATCAGATCGAGATCACCAGCCTCATGAGCCGCTCGCGGGAATATCGGCAGGCAGAGCAATGAGCCTCACTACTGAAGAGCGAATGGATCAGGTCCTCGCTGAGCTGCAGAAGCAGACGAGCCTGCTTGAGCAGATAGCAACGCAGAACCTGGCCCTGATCGAAGCCCTGGCTGATGAGGGTGAGGCTGATCCTGATGCGCCGCCGTCGACCTATCTGAGTGGCGCGCCCGTTCTGGCTGGTCGGCGATGAGCAAGCTCAACACTCTCAAGAGTCAGGCGAAGATGCTTGAGGCATTGCCTGTCCAGCAGGTCGGAGGAGCGCAATGGGGATCCGGCCGAGGCGGTAGGCCATGGCGTCGTATCCGTGAGCGCATCCTTCTGCGGGATCAGTACACGTGCCGCAGCTGCGGCGTCGTCACGCAGGAGCTTGAGGTGGACCACATCATCAACGTCGCTGAGGGCGGCGGCGATGGCGACTCCAATCTTCAAAGTCTATGTGTCCCCTGTCATCAGTTGAAGACTGCTGCCGAGGCAGCGCGAGGCCGCAGCTAGGTCGTGTGAAGCACGTCAAATCCCCGATTAATGCCCTGTTTTGGTGCGTTGTAGGCGGGGGGAGGGCCTGGCCTCAAAAGCATTTTCGCCCGGACACCGCGCCCAACTCATGCGCAGATTTTTTCCTCGTTAACAGGAGTTGTTAACTGTGGCGTTAACCGAACAGAAGCGCCGGTATGCCGAAGCGCGGCTGTCCGGCAAGAGCAAGAAGGAAGCGGCCATCGCTGCTGGATGCCCCGAAAAGACTGCATCACAGGCTGCGTCAAGGTATGAGAAAGATCCTGATGTCCAGGCCGCATTGGGTAGGGCAACGGTCGTTAAGGCCAGCAAAAAGGATGAGCCACCCACCGGTGACCCTGATGCGTATATCCCGGCAGCCGCCGCTGGACCTATCGAGTTCTTCGAGCAGGTCATGAACGACCTTGAGGCTGACCCCAAGTTGAGAATGGAAGCAGCCAAGAACCTGGCAGCGTTCACCGTCGCCAAACCATCGGCCCTCGGCAAGAAGGAGCAAAAGCAGAAGGACGCCGAACAGATCACCGGCAATCGCTTCGGGCTCCGCGGCCAGCCTAAGCTGGTGGTGAGCAATCCATGAAGCCCTGGAGTACGGCCTGTCCTGACTGGGAGGACAGGGTCGTCAACCGGCAGTCTCTTGTGCCGGTCCAGCCTATTTTTCAAGACCAGGCAGACGATGCCCTGGACGTGTTCTGCCACCTCCGAATGGTGGACGCCCACGGCAGCCCTCTCATGGGGGAGACATGCCTGCCTTGGGTGCTCGACCTTGTTGCGGCTCTGTTTGGGTCCTATGACGCCCAGGCCCGCCGCAGGCTCATCACCAACTACTTTCTGATGGTGAGCAAGAAGAACGGGAAAAGCACTATCGCAGCCGGCATCATGCTGACGGCTCTGATCCTGAACACCAGGGCCTCGGGCGAGTTCATCATCCTGGCGCCCACCAAGGAGGCTGCCGATAACGCCTACAAGCCCATTCGCGACATGATCAACGCCGACGAGGACCTGCAGGCGAGGTTCCATGAGCAGGAGTACCACCGCCTGGTCACAGACCGCCTGAACAAGGCGACCCTCAAGGTGGTGGCGGCAGACGCGGCGACAGTGACAGGCAAAAAAGCTATCGGCGTCTTCATCGACGAACTCTGGGAGTTCGGCAAGCAGGCCAAGGCGGCCAGCATGCTCACCGAGGCCACTGGCGGTATCACATCCAGGCCCGAGGGCTTCATCTTCTACTGCACCACTCAGTCGGATGCGCCGCCAGCCGGAGTGTTTAAGGCAAAGCTGGAGTACGCCAGGAAGGTACGGGACGGCGAAGTGCGCGATGACCGGTTCCTTCCGGTCATCTATGAGTTCCCCCGCCATATGCTTGAGCAGAAGGCTCACAGGGACCTGTCGAACGCCTACATCACGAACCCCAACTGGGGGGTCTCGGTCGATGAAGACGTTATCAGGCAGAAGTACCAGGAGGCGCAGGAGGGGGGCGAGGAGCAAGTTCGAGACTTCCTTGCCAAGCACATGAATGTCGAGATCGGGCTGAATCTCCGAGCTGACCGGTGGGCTGGCGCTGACTTCTGGGAGGCACAGACCGTAGAGGCGCTGACCCTACAAAGTCTGTTGGATCAGTCCGAGGCGGTAACTATCGGTATCGATGGTGGCGGGTTGGACGATCTTCTTGGGCTCACAGTATTGGGGCGAAAGACTGGGGCCGATATCTGGCTTTCCTACTCGCTTGCCTGGGCTCACCCTATCGCCCTGGAGCGCCGCAAGTCAGAGGAATCCAAGTACCGCGATTTCGAGAAAGACGGTGATCTTGTGATCATCAAGGAACTGCCTGGGGATGTGGCGGCAGTGGCGGATATCGTGGAAATGATCGATGGCACCGGGCTCTTGGCGGGGATCGGGATGGATCCCGAGAAAACTCACAAGGTCATGCTCGAGGAGCTGCTGAAAAGGAAGATCGACGAGAAGATCATCTTCGGCATCCCCCAGGGTTGGAAGTTGGTAGGCGCGATCAGCATTGCCGAGCGCAGGCTGGCAGAGCGAAAGCTGTTCCATGCCCCTCAGCCGATGATGAACTGGTGTGTTGGCAATGCCCGTATCGAGTCGCGAGCCAACTCGGTGTTGATCACCAAGCAGGCGAGCGGTACCGCCAAGATTGACCCGGTGATGGCATTGCTCAACGCGGTGGAGCTTATGAACACAAATCCATCGCCACCCGGCAAGAAGTACCAGATGTTTTTCCTCAACTCGTAGCCTATCCGCTACGCCAAGCCCGCCAAGTGCGGGCTTTTGCATTTTTGGGGTACCCAATGAACAGAGCCTACAGCCTCCTTGAGATCAAGGCGGTGGACGATGACGCGCGGGTGATTACCGGTATCGCCACAACCCCCTCGCCAGACCGCATGGATGATGTGGTCGAACCCAAGGGCGCGCAGTTCAAGCTGCCGATTCCCTTCTTGTGGCAGCACAACCACGACCAGCCCGTTGGCCATGTGACCAAGGCCACTGTGACAGCGACCGGTATCGAGGTGACTGTCGAGTTGGCCAGGGTCGATGAGCCCGGAGTCCTGAAGGACCGCCTCGACGAGGCCTGGCAGTCCATCAAAGCCAAGCTGGTCAGAGGCCTGTCCATCGGCTTCTCGCCGATTGAGTCCGCGAACATCGACGGCAGCTGGGGCCGCCGCTTCCTCAAATGGGAGTGGTTGGAGCTTTCCGCCGTAACGGTACCGGCCAATGCCGATGCCAGCATCCAGACCATCAAATCCATCGATCGAGAGCAGCGTGCCGCGACTGGCAACACAGCGCTCCCGGTCGTGCGCATTACCCCTGCCGGCGCTTCGGCATCCATTACAAAATCTGCGAAGCCCGAGGAGGGCGATATGAACATTCAGGAACAAATCAAATCCTTCGAGAGCACCCGGGCCGCGAAGGCTGCTCGCCTCGAAGAAATCATGGCCAAGGCTGCTGAGGAAGGCCGCACCCTGGACGCTTCCGAATCCGAGGAGTACGACACCATCGAGGGCGAGCTGAAGTCCATCGACGGCCACCTGGGGCGCCTGCGCGGCCTGGAGAAGTCCATGGCCTCGAACGCCAAGCCGGTAGAGCCTGGTCGCGTGAACAGCGTGTCGAAAGGTCACGAGGTTCGTGACAACGCAGTGATCCGTGTCGAGCGAACTTTGCCAAAGGGTACCTCTTTCACCCGCTACGCCATCGCCCTGGCGCGCTCGAAGGGCAACCTGATGCAGGCGGTAGAGGTCGCCAAGGGCTGGGAGGAATCCACCCCGGAGGTCGTGACCGTGCTCAAGGCCGCTGTTGCTGCTGGCACTACCACCGATCCGGCCTGGGCGGCGCCCCTGGTCGAGTATCAGACCATGGCCAGCGAGTTCATCGAACTGCTGCGTCCACAGACCATCATCGGCAAGATCCAGGGCCTGCGCCGGGTGCCGTTCAACATCAAGATGTCCGGTCAGACTTCCGGCTCCAGCGTAAACTGGGTTGGCGAGGGCAAGCCGAAGCCGGTATCCGCACTGGCGTTCGACACCACCACCCTGCGCTTCACCAAGGCGGCCGGTATCGTCGTGCTCACCGATGAGCTGGTGCGATTCAGCAACCCGAGCGCCGAGGCATTGGTTCAGGCGGACCTCACCGCATCGATGGCTCAGTTCCTCGACGTGGCTTTCGTCGACCCGGCGATCGCAGAAGTGGCCGAGGTATCCCCGGCATCGATCACCAACGGCGTAACGCCGATCGTGGCCAGCGGCACCACCGCTGACGCTTTGAAAGCGGACGTGAAGCGACTGTTTGCCGCCTTCCTGGCTGCCAACATGACCCCGGCTGGCGCGGTTTGGATCATGACCCCGACCATGGCGCTGACCATCGGCATGATGACCAACGCGCTGGGCCAGGCCGAGTTCCCTGGCATCGACATGAACGGCGGCACCTTCATGGGCCTGCCGGTCATCGTGTCGGAAAGCGTCCCGGCGAACCCTGGCAGCGGCGATCCGCTCACCGGTGCTGGTCAGCGCCTTATCCTGGCCAAAGCGTCCGAGATCCTGTTGGCCGATGACGGCGGGGTGACCATTGACGTGAGCCGCGAAGCGTCCCTGCAGATGGACAGCGCACCGGCTGTGGGCGCTACCGAGCTGGTCAGCCTCTGGCAGAACAACATGGTGGCCTTGCGCGCCGAGCGCTTCATCAACTGGAAGCGCCGCCGCCTGCAGGCAGTCGGTTACATCGACTCGGCCAACTACGAGTCTTGATCCGGAAGGGCCGGGTGATCCCCGGCCCGAACCTGCGGAGATCACCATGAAAATGTTCGCATTGAAGGAATTTCGCTACGCCGGCAAGCAATTGTTCGCTGGCGATCCATTCGAAGCACGAGACCGCGACGTGAAACTGCTGCGCGCGATCAACAATGCCCGGCTGGGCGATGAGCCAGATGCAGGCCCTGACAGTAGCGGAAAGCAGGAAAAGAAGCCGGAAGCTCCGGTGAAGCGGACCTATAAGCGCCGTGATCTGAAGGCCGAATAACGGGTGGAGCCGCGATGAAACTGTTCACTTGGGGGGCTCGGACTGAGCAGAAGGCCTTGCGACCCGCTGACAATCGCGGGGGCTGGCTCGGGGTGATTCGAGAGTCGTTTGCGGGCGCCTGGCAGCAAAACGTTGAAGTTGATCAGGACACCGTTCTGGCTTTCTCCACGGTATTCTCCTGCATAACGTTGATCGCATCCGATATCGCGAAACTCCGGGTCAAGCTGGTCCAGTTCACGGATGACAAAATCTGGGAAGAAACGACGAGCCCATCGTTTTCACCCGTGCTGCGCAAGCCGAATCATTTCCAGAATCGCATCCAGTTCTATGAGTCGTGGGTCACATCCAAGCTCACAAATGGGAATGCCTATGCGCTTAAATTGCGCGATGCGCGCGGGGTAGTGACGAAGCTCTACATCCTAGACCCGCGGCGTGTTACGCCGTTGGTTGGAGATGACGGAAGCGTCTTCTATGACCTGAAGGCGGACAACCTGTCCGCGCTCAAGGAAGGCGTAGTGGTGCCAGCGAGCGAGATCATCCATGACCGGATGAACTGCCTTTTCCATCCACTGGTCGGCATCTCGCCAATTTACGCCTGCGGCCTGGCTGCCATGCAGGGCAATGCCATCCAGAACAACTCGGCCAAGTTCTTCCAGAATGGCTCGAAGCCGGGCGGCGTGCTCACTGCGCCAGGCGCGATCAGCGAAGACACTGCCAAGCGCCTAAAGGCTCACTGGGACAGTGAGTACACCGGCCAAAGCGCCGGCAAAGTCGCCGTCCTCGGTGACGGATTGACGTACGAAGGCATGGCGCTCTCTGCAGCAGACTCGCAGCTGATAGAGCAGCTGAAGTGGTCGGCTGAGATTGTCTGCTCGGTGTTCCATGTGCCTGGTTATAAGGTCGGGGTTGGAACCCAGCCCACCTACAACAATGCCGAAATTCTCAACCAGGTCTACTACTCGGACTGCCTTCAATCATTGATTGAGGCGCTTGAGCTGTGCCTGGACGAAGGCCTGGAGCTTCCCGCTCTGTACGGTACTGAGTTCGATCTCGATGGCTTGCTGAGAATGGACACGGCGTCGTTATACAAGGCGAATAACGATGCCATGGCTGGAGGCTGGATGAAGCCGAACGAAGCTCGCCGCCGTGCGGGCTTGGCTCCCGTAGAAGGCGGTGACTCGCCCATGATCCAGCAGCAGAACTACAGCCTTGCAGCCATTGCTCGACGCGATGCGCAGGCCGATCCGTTTGCATTGAAGTCGCCGGCGGGGCTGGCCACCGACAGCGACGAGCCCGCCGCCAATGGCGACGACGAACCGACCGGGCAATCCGGGGATGATGACGAAGACCAGATGCGATTGTTCGCGCTCCTGGTTGAAAAGGAGCTGACCCTTGAAGATTCGAGAGCTTGAGGCCCAGGCCAAGGCGCTGGCGCCCGTGCTGAAAGGCTATGTGGAAAAAGCCCTGGGCGCATTCCGTGAGTCGCTGGCTCAGGATCAGGACCAACGTGATTCGGCGCTGCGCCAGGAGTTCGCCAAAGGTCTGGAGGGAATCAAGCAAGTTGACCCCGCGGCACTAGCCCGGGAGGCGGCCGCCCTGGTACCTGTGCCGGAGAATGGCAAGGACGCCGATCCCGAAGTCATGCGCCAGGCCGTCGCGGATGAAGTGGCCAAGCTACCCACACCGAAGGATGGCGAATCTGTAACGGTCGAGGACGTGGCGCCGATGATTCGGGATGCCGTCCACGAGGCGGTCGCCGCGTTGCCGCCAGCTGAGCCTGGCGCGAGCGTGACGGCCGAGGATCTGCGTCCGCTCATCGCTGAGGAGCTGGCCAAGGCTATTGCCGCCCTGGAGCCGCCCAAGGATGGCGAGCCGGGCCGAGATGCGCTCCAGCTCGAAATCCTGCCTGAAATCGACTTGGAGAAGTCCCACGTTCGCGGAACCTTCGCGAAACACGCCGGTGGATTGTGGCGCGCTTTCGAGCGAACACACGGCCTCAAGGGCTGGGAGTGCATCGTGGAAGGCCTGGCGGGGGTCGAGGTCGAGCATAGCGGCGAACGCGGGCTGGACGTGGCTCTGACGCTGTCCAGCGGCGGCCAGGTGCGCAAAGCGCTTCAACTGCCGGTGATGATCTATCGCGGCGTGTTCAGGCCTGGCAACTACGTGCCGGGCGACACCGTGACCTGGGGCGGTAGCCTGTGGCACTGCGACGAACCCACGACCGACAAGCCGGGGGAGGTCGGGAGTAAGGGCTGGACCTTGGCGGCGAAGCGCGGCCGCGACGGCAAGAACGGCACCAACGGCAAGGACCTGACCAAGGGGGTATCGGCATCATGATGTTCATCACCCTGGAGCAAGCAAAGTCCCAACTGCGCGTGGATGACGACGCCGATGACGATGACATTCAAGACAAGGTGCTCGAGGCAAGCGACCTTGTCAGGGGTTATCTCAAGTCGGCAGCCGACGCCTACCTCGATGCCGATGGAGAGGCAATCCCCGGCAAGGTTCCCTATGCGGTCAAAGCGGCCACCAAGCTCATGCTCGGCTACCTGTACAACCAGCGCGACAACGACCAAGACCGGGAATTCGAGCAGGGCATGCTCCCCAGGCCAGTCACCTCGCTTCTCTACCATCTTCGCGATCCGGCACTGGCATGAGCATTCAAGCAGGCAAGCTGAGGCATCGAATTGAGATCCAACACAAGGTCACGCCGCGCGATCCTGTGACTTTGGAATTCGGTGAGCCAGAGTGGCAATTGTTTGCCAAGGCGTGGGCGCAGGTTACCCCGCTGTCGGCGCGTGACCTGATTGCTGCCCAGGTTGCCCAGTCAGAAGCGACCGCCAGGGTCGTGATTCGCTACCGTTCAGGGGTGCTTCCTACCATGCGCATCGTCTATCGGGGCGAGATTTACAGCATGGTGGGCCACCCACTGGAAGACCCGAACTCTGGCCGTGAATACCTAACAATCCTTGTGTCGAAAGGAGTGAGGGATGGCTGACGGTGTCGAGTTCAGTATCACCGGGCTGGAAAGCCTGCTCGGCAAGCTGGACGCCGTCAGCTATGACGTGCGCCGTAAAGGCGGCCGGGCGGCGCTGCGCAAGGCTGCTCAGGTGGTGGTCCAGAAAGCCAAGGAGGGTGCGGAGCGGATCGACGACAAGGAAACCGGACGCTCGATCGCGGACAACATCGCCTTGCGTTGGAATGGCCGGCTGTTCAAGCAGACTGGCAACCTGGGGTTCCGGATCGGCGTACTGCGCGGCGCCGTGCTCAAGGATGGCGGCGACCTCAGCCCGAACGCACCGACGCCTCACTGGCGCTTGCTTGAGTTCGGTACCGAGCACATGGCCGCGGTGCCGTTCATGCGACCGGCCCTGGCCAACAGCATCAGCGAAGTCACCAACACCTTCGTCACCGAGTACGAGAAGGCGATCGACCGCGCTATCCGGCGCGCTGCGAAGAAGGCCGCATCCTCATGACACCACCCATTGAACTCGTTTGCGCGGCTGACCCCGGCGTTTCGGCGCTGCTGGGCAGTGGCGTTGACCTGCGCATGTACCCATTCGGCGAGGCGCCCGAAGGCGTGGATAAGCCCTATGCGGTGTGGCAGCTGGTGAACGGCAGTCCAGAGAACTACCTGGCGGGCCGGCCTGATGCCAACGGCTTCACCCTGCAGGTCGACGTGTACGGCACCACCAGTAAGTCGGTGCGCCAGGTGCGCGATGCGATCCGCGATGCAATTGAACTGCGTGCCTACGTCACCCGCTGGGGCGGAGAGTCGCGCGACTCAGCAACCAAGAATTTTCGAACCAGCTTCGACGTGGACTGGATAGTCCGCCGCTGATCAACAGGCCCGCCTAGTGCGGGCTTTTCTTTGCCCGACAGGAGACCACCATGTCGATTTTGACCCAAGGCACCCAGGTCTATGCCCTGACCAAGCCAGTTTCCGGCACCGGCCCGCTCGAAGTAATGGAAGTTGAGTGCGCCACCGCCTTCAACCCAGGCGGATCGCCCAAGGAGCAGATCGAGGACACGTGCCTCAGCTCCAAGGAGCGGACCTACAAGCCTGGCCTGCGGACACCAGGCCAGGCCTCGTTGACCGTCAATGCCGACCCCAACAATGCCAGCCACATCCGGCTGCACCAGATGTCCGAAGAGGACGGCGATACCATTACGAAGTGGGCGGTGGGCTGGTCGGACGGAACCGCAGCGCCGACCGTCAACGCCGATGGTGACGACTTCGAGCTGCCGGAGAGCCGGACCTGGTATGTATTCGAAGGCTACGTCGCCGATTTCCCCTTCGATTTCGCAGCCAATGCCGTGGTCAGCACCGCGGCGTCCATCCAGCGATCTGGCGGCTCCGCCTGGATCAAGAAGGTAGCGTGAGGTAATCGATGAAGCTCACTATCGAAACGCTGCAGAAGGCCGGTTCTTTCACGGGTCGTCCTGTTGAAAAGAAGATCACCTGGGTACAGGGAGGGGAGACCATCACGGCAACCGTATTTGTTCGCCCCCTTGGTTATCAGACAGCTGTCAGCGACGTCTTTGCTCGCGCTGGCAAGCAGGACGGCCTGGCCGGTCGCATTGCTGCGGCTATATGTGATGAAGACGGCAATCCGGTCTTCACGGTCATGGATATCACCCATGGGCCATTGGACAAGGAAGAACTGGCCAAGAACCCTGAGAGCACCAAGAGAATTGGCGCGCTGGATGGCGAGCTGAGCGTTGCGCTCCTTACCGCCATCTACGAGGTGAACAACCTGGGAAAGACGACGAGCTCACCGACCTCGACGAGCTCTGGCACGAACTCGTCCTCGCCGGGGTCGGCGGTCCCACCATCGCGCAAGCGAAAGAAAGCCTGAGCCTGCGAGAATTTCGCTCTTGGAGGAAGTTTCGTGAGCTGCGGGGCTCGCTGCATGTCGGCATGCGCATTGAGTCCGGCATAGCGCTTCTTGCGTCCATCCTAGCGAATCAGGGTAGGGACTCCACCAAGAGACCTCAGCCTTATTGCCCTGCGGACTTCTCGCCACATGACGATCAACATTCCAGGCCGATCGATCTGGAGCGAGCGATGACGGATTGGGGCTGAGTGTTTTCGTGTTTAGCCGTGTAGATGGTACATTGCCATCTTTCTGTACTGGAGACGGACATGGAACTCCTTCACGGCTACGTTTTTCTTTCGATTGCTGCTTCATTCTTTATTTACATCCTTCCGGCGATGATTGCGTTTTATCGCCGTCATGAAAATTACACTGCCATCTTCTTGATAACCCTTCTCCTTGGATGGACTGGGGTGGCGTGGCTGGCATGCCTTGTTTGGGCGCTAATCAGCAAGCCTGTTCATCGACCACCAGTTCATCAAGGCCAACCTGGTCCTAATAGGTATGAGGACTTGGAGAGGCTATCCAATCTTAAAAACAGCGGCGCTATTACTCCTGAAGAGTTTGAGCGAGAGAAAGCACGAATACTTAACTAACCAATAAAACCCGCCTTCTGGCGGGTTTTTTTATTGGAGATCATGATGGCGTCTAAATCGCTTGGTACTCTCACACTTGACCTTATTGCGCAGGTCGGTGGGTTCGTCTCGGGGATGGACAAGGCCGAGCGCAGTTCCGAGAAGTGGCGCGCAAAGGTTGAGAAAAGCGCAAAGGCGGTAGGTACAGCGATTGGAGCCGGGGTTGCTGCGGGTGTAACGGCTCTCGCCGCTATGACCGTATCGGCCGTCAACTCAGCTGCAGAGATCGCAAACCTCGCATCCGTAGCCAATGTGAGCACCACTGACTTTCAGAAGCTCGCGGCAGGCGCAAAAGCGGTAGGGATCGAGCAAGAGCAGTTGGCGGACATCCTCAAGGATGTAAACGACAAGGTCGGTGACTTCCTAAACACCGGCGGCGGCGCGATGAAGGATTTCTTCGAGCAGATCGCGCCGAAGGTTGGCGTTACCGCCGATCAATTCCGAAATCTTAGCGGCAGCCAGGCCCTGGGCCTGTACGTCTCCAGCCTTGAAAAGGCCAAGGTCAGTCAGTCCGACATGACGTTCTACATGGAGGCTATCGCCAACGATGCTACCTTGCTGTTGCCGCTCTTGCGCAACAACGCAGATGGGTTCTCTCGCTTTGGCGCCGCAGCCGAGGCCGCCGGCGCGGTTATGGATGACAAGACGATTCGGGCGGCCCAAGAGCTGAAGGCGGCTACCTGGCTGGTGGATCAGTCTGTCAGCGGGCTTACTAATCAGCTGACGAGTGCAATGCTTCCGACGCTGGCGAACTTTGCCACTGGGCTGAACGACACCACCATCAACGGCGTTCTGGCCAAGCGAGTATCTGACGACTTGGCCGACAGCCTTCGCGCGCTGGGAAAATTTGCCGTAGGCACTGTGGCTGGCATCCACTTGCTGGGTGTTGGCCTGAAGTCATTGTCTGACCTCGACAACGCTATGGTCGGCGGAGAGGAAGCCAAGTGGTGGGATCGGTATCTGCCACCGGTGAGGATTTACAACGCATTCAAGAACGTCGATGCCATGGGCAAGACGATAGCCGACGCCAAGGCCCATATGAGGGATCTCACCGGCGCATACGGCGACTTGATGAAAGGTTTCGACGAGAAGCCAGGCGAGGGTGGCCCCAACCAGGTAAAAGAGCTCGCTGATCTGATGGAGCAGATGCGCAGCGGAGGGGCCGGATCTTTCAAGGCGACCACCCCGGATCAGCAACAGGCCGCGAAGCAGTTGGAGAACTCCCTTAAAACTGCAGCGAGTGGCTACGCCGAACTGAAGAAGCAATACGACCCGGCAGGTGCTGCGGTCGACCAGTTCAAGGAAAAGACAGCTCAGTTGGCGCTGCTGCTCAAGGGTGGAAAGATCACTCAGGAGCAATATGCATCCGGGACCGAGTGGATTGCTCGAGAATTCAATGATGCCATCCAGGCTTCCAGCGGGCTCGCGGAACAACTGAAGTACCAGGCAGAGCTTGAGAAGAGCCTGGCCAATCAAAAGGCGCAGTACCAACTTGCTGCTGATTCTGTGGGCATGGGAGCGAAAGAGGCCGGCCGGTACCAAGAGCAGTTGCAGCTGGAACAGGAGAACAACGAAAAAATACTTGGACTGCGCACCGAGTTGGCCACAACATCAGACAGCCTTCGTCGCCGTGACCTTGAAAACCAGATTGCGCTCATTGAGGAGTATCAGCCGAAGCAGCTGGAGGCGATGCAGGAAGGATGGGCTCTCATTGATGAAGCTCACGCCGAGTGGACGAATGGAATGGCCGCGGCTTGGGCTGACTATGCCGACGCCGCCACCGACTATGCGGCAATGGCAGCCGATGCGACAACGTCAGTCCTGGGTAGCGCCAGGAGCGAGCTCAGCACCTTCATGTCCGATGTGGCCACGGGCTCGGCAGATGCCGGCGATGCACTCATGGACATGCTGACTGGCTTCGCAAAGGCAGGCGTCCAAGCGCTGAGCGACATGGCCGCGCAATGGTTGGTATATCAGGCCGTTCAGTTGCTGGTAGGCAAGACCACGCAATCCATGGCGGGTATGGGCCTGGTGGCTAATGCTCAGGCAACCTCGTTCCAGGCGCAGCTGGCGGCGTACGCATCGACGGCAGCAATCCCTATCGTTGGACCAGCTGCCGCTCCTGCCGCAGCGTTCGCGGCTGCTGCAGCTACCGCTCCGATGGTCGCTGGCGTGGCATCAAGCGCGCTCATGGGGATGGCTCACAACGGCCTCGACAACATCCCGCGAGAGGGCACCTGGCTGCTCGATGGCGGCGAACGGGTGCTCAACCCGAACCAGAACCGCGACCTGACGCAGTACCTTCGCAATGCGAACGATGCTGGCGCCGCGGGTGGAACCGGCGCCGGTATCACCATCAACGCCCCAGTAACCGTCCAAGCCCAACCAGGTATGAGCGATGAGGAGGCCCGCCGCCAGGGCGACATGATGGGGCAATCGCTGGCGCAACAGGTGCGTGACGTGCTGTACCAAGAGACCCAGCAGGGCGGATTACTTTGGAGGCGGTAATGGCAGAGACGTTTGGGTTCTGCACCCGGGTCGGCGCCTCGGGCGACATCAAGCAGCGGGCCTGGGAGAACGATTTTGGTGACGGCTACGTCCAGTCAGGCGGCACGGGTATCAACACCAAGTCGCAGGAATGGACGCACCAGGCTCTAGGTAGCCTTGAGGCAGGCCAGGAGCTGCTACAGATGCGCGACTTCCTTGACCGGCATGAAGGCTGGCGCTCGTTCCTCTGGACGCCGCCAGGAGGCAGCCAGGGCCGCTACAAGGTCAACGGCTATAAACTCGACCCGCAAGGGGCCGGGCTATTCAAGATCAGCTTCACCATGAAGCAGGTTTTCACCCCTTACTGACCCCGCTTCGGCGGGGCTTCTTTTTCTGAGGCCCCATGACTTTCGAAACCGACATCCAGAAGCTCGAACCGGGCAACCAGATCCGGCTATTCGAGGTGGACGCAACGCGCCTGGGCGGCAACGTGATGCGCTTCCATGGCCACGCCCACGACGGCGACATCATCTGGCAGGGGCAGCTGTACTCACGGATGCAGCTTGAGGCCAAGGGCTTCGACATCCGCGGCGATGGTCGACCTGCCACGCCTACCCTGCAGTTCGCGAACGAGATCGACGGTGTGCGTGGGGCCGTGACGGCTCTGTGTCTGGCACTGAAGGACATGGTGGGCTCGAAGGTGACGGTCATCGAGACGTTCCGTCACTTTCTGGACGCCGCGAACTTCCCGGAGGGGAACCCGGCTGCCTCTAACCAGTCCCGTGAAAATCTCTGGTACATCGAGCAGAAGACTGACGAAAGCCGGGACCAGGTGACGTTCCAGCTCTCCAGCCCGCTGGACATGGGTGGCGTCATGCTGCCCAGCCAGCAAATCACCAAGCTCTGCCGGTGGGCGATGCGCTCCGGGTACCGCGGCGAGGCCTGCGCCTACACCGGCGCGGCGATGTTCACCAAGCAAAACGAGCCAACCGACAACCCTGCGCTTGATCGCTGCGCCGGCCGCTGGAACAGCTGCAAGTTGCGCAACAACACCCGCCGGTTCGGCGGCTCCATGGGCGCGAGCCTGATCGCAAGTTCGAGGTAAGTCATGCGCATCAACAAACAGCTGCAGGCCGCGATTCGCGAGCATGCTGAGCGCGAGCACCCGGCAGAGGCGTGCGGCGTGCTGATCAAGACCGGCGCGGGCCGCGAGTATGTGCCGTGCCGCAACCTGGCCAAGACGAAGCGCGACCAGTTCACCTTCGACCACGAAGACCTGGCCGCGGCGGAGGAACGGGGCGACCTGCTGGCGATCATCCACAGCCACCCGGATGCAGCGCCGACGCCGAGCATGGCCGATCGCGTCAGTTGCGAGCTGCACGAGGTGCCGTGGGGGATCGTGGGTTGGCCTGGCGGTGACATTGAATGGTTTGAGCCCTGTGGGTACCAGGCCCCGCTGCTGGGCCGCGACTTCTCCCATGGTCTGCTCGACTGCTGGGGCGCCTGCCGCGACTGGTACGCCCGCGAGGCCGGCCTGCCGCTGCCCAACTTCGAGCGAACCGATCTATGGTGGGAAGATCCGGAAGGACCAAGCCTCTACGAGGACAACTTTAAGGGCGCCGGCTTCTACCAGGTGGAATCTCCCCGCCGGGGCGACATGCTGGTGTTCATGGTGCCATCGCCTGGGCGGCCGTGCTTCCACCCCAACCACGCCGCCATATTCCTCGGCGATGAGCCGGCCCTCGTCAGCGAGAGCGCCGTGGCCCTGGGCGGGGCTGGCCCGTTCATCTACCACCACATGGCTGGCCGCGCCTCCACCCGGGAAGTGTACGGCTGGTCGATGGCCAACCGGTGCCGACTGATCCTGCGGCACAAGGACTACCGACCATGAAGCGGACCATCAAGCTGTATGGCGTGCTGCGAAAGCACTTCGGTCGCGAATACCGCCTGGAAGTGAGCTCAGCCCGTGATGCTGTCCAGGCCCTCTGCATGATGGTGCCGGGCTTCGAGACCTTCCTGAATAGCGCCGAGGAGCGCGGTCTGGTGTTCACCGTGTTCTCCGGTAAGCGGAACCTCCCGCCAGAGGAACTCGACCTGCAGGGCGATGATGCCGAAGAGATTCGCATCGCTCCGATCATCCAGGGCAGTAAGCAGTCCGGCATGTTTCAGGTGTTGCTCGGCGCGGTGCTGGTGGTGGCGGGCTACTTCACCTTTGGCGCCACCTCGGCGGCAGGGCTGGCAATGATGGCGGGCGGTGCTGCCATGGCGCTGGGAGGGGTAGTGCAGATGCTCTCGCCAACCGCGCTGACAGGCAGCCTTGATCAAAACGAGGACGGCAACAATCCAAGCTATGGCTTTGGCAGTGCTGTGACAACTATTGCCCAAGGCAATCCGTACCCAGTGCTCTATGGAGAGCGCGAGATCGGCGGCGCCATCGAGTCTGGCGGCGTGTACCCGCAAGACCAGGTGTAGCCAACCGGCTTCACACGACCCGCTTCGGCGGGTTTTTTTGTTTCTGGAGGAATGAATGGCTGCAAAAGTAGACCGGAAAGCCGACGCCCGACCGGCGCGGCGCCAGGTTGCCGGCCGCAAGGGCGGCAGCAGCAAACCGAAGCAGCCCAGCATCGCCTCGAACAGCGTGCCATCCATCTCTACCGCGCGGATGGTTTATCTCTGGAGTTGGGGGCCAATCGTCGGGCCGGTGTCGGGCTTGCGCTCGGTCAAGCTAGACGGCACCCCGATTCAAGCCGAAGACGGCACCATCAACTATCCGGGCGTGAAATGGCAGTTCCGTTCGGGAGAGCTCAACCAGGAACGCCTGACCGGCGTCAGCGAGTCGAGCAACGAGATTTCTGTCTCGCAGGAACTGCGCAGCACCACCCCTTGGGTGTATTCGATCAACAACGCGATGATCGATGCCGTGCGGGTGCGCTTCTCCTGGCCAGTGCTGCAGGCCCAGGACTCGAGCGGAAACATCAACGGCGTGCGCATCGAATACGCCGTGGACGTTTCGACCGATGGCGGACCATATGTGGAGGTTCTGACCTCCTTCGTACAGCGCAAGAACGTCACCAAGTACGAGCGTTCGCACCGTATCGAGCTGCCGGAGGGCAGCCGTTGGACAATCCGCGCGCGCCGGCTGACGGCTGAGGCCAACAGCTCGCTTGTTCAGGACACGATGGTGGTGGAAGCCATCGCGGAGGTAGTCGACAGCGATCAGGAATACCCCCTAACCTCCGTCAGCGCGATTGAGTACGACGCCCAGCAGTTCGGCGGGGACTTCCCCAAGATCGCCGTGCTGATGCGCGGCCGGATTGTCCGGGTGCCGATGAACTACGACCCGGAGACCCGTACCTACGCCACCAGTGGTGCCGGTACCAGCGGTGGTATCTGGGACGGCTCCTTCAAGGAGGCGTACACCAACAATCCTGCCTGGGTGTTCTACGACCTGGCCCTTCACCCTTACTACGGCCTGGGCGATCGCATCGACGCCAGCATGATCAATCGCTGGGCGCTGTACCGCATTGCTCAGCGCTGCGACCAGATGGTTCCGGACGGGAAGGGCGGCGAGGAGCCTCGCTTCACCTGCAACCTGTACCTGCAGAAGCAGGCCGAGGCCTGGGCGGTGCTTCAGGATCTGGCCGCAATCTTTCACGGCCTGGCGTACTGGGATGGCAGCCAGATCGTCGTCAATGCAGACATGCCCCAGGACCCGGTGTACACCTACACGATGTCGCAGATCCTTGGCGACGGCGCAATCAACTACACAGGAAGCCGGCTGCGTGATCGGCACAGCCTCGCGATGGTCTCGTTCGACGATCCCAACCAGGGGTTCGAAACCGACAAGGAGCCGGTGTTCGACGAGGATGCCCAGGCCGAGTACGGCATCCGCGAGATGTCGGTCGAGGCCGTGGGGTGCACCTCCCGTGGCCAGGCCCAGCGCGCTGGCCAGTGGGCGCTTCAGTCGGAACAGCTGCAGTTGCGCGGCGCCAATTTCAGCGTCGGTCTCGATGGCTTCATTCCGAAGCCAGGCACAGTCATTGCGTTGTCCGACCCTATGCTCGCAGGCCGCGCCAACGGGGGGCGGATCGCCGCGGTCGCTGGTCGCGTTGTGACCCTCGACCGTGATGTAGAGGTTCCCACTGTGGCCAGGCTGCTGGTCAACCTGCCCAGCGGTAAGACCGAGGCCAGGCAGGTGCGCTCGGTCTCCGGCCGGCAGATCACCGTCATGGCTGACTACAGCGAGGTTCCACAGCCTGAGTGCGGCTGGGCGCTGGATTACGACGACTTGAAGCTGATGCAGTTCTACGTCCGGAACGTGACCCGGCCGGACTGGACCCGCTTCCAGCTTGACGTTGTCCAGCATGAGCCGAGCAAGTTCGACGCGATTGACTACGGCACCATGATCGATGACCGACCGATCAGCGTGCTGCCACCTGGTGTACAGGATGCGCCGGCGCGGGTTCTGCTTTCCAGTCACTCGGCGATCAGCCAAGGCCTGGCGGTCACCACTATGACCATCGCCTGGGACGCAGCGCCCGGGGCCGTGGCCTATGACGTCGAATGGCGATGGGGCGCCCGGGACTGGGTGAAGGTGCCCCGCACCGGTGAACTCATGGTCGACGTTACCGGTGTGTATGCCGGCCAGTACCTGGCGCGGGTGCGTGCGGTCAACGCCATGGATGTCTCGTCGATCCCGACCTCGTCGGTGCTGACCGATATCGCCGGCAAGACCACTCCGCCGCCGGCGGTCACGCACTTGACTGCTACCCCATTGATCTTCGGCATTTCGCTTGGCTGGGGTATCCCACCAGGAGCGGAGGACACCCAGCGCACGGAAATCTGGTACGGCCCGACGAACAGCCTCGAGGCGGCGACCAAGCTGGCGGACCTGGCCTACCCGCAGACCGAGTATGTGATGCAGGGCCTGGCTGCCGGGGTGACGTTCTTCTTCTGGGCGCGCCTGGTTGACCGGACCGGCAATATCGGCCCGTGGTACCCAGTTGGCAGTGGAGTCATGGGACAGTCCGGCTCGGATGCCGGCCCAATCCTCGAACTCATCAGCGGCCAGATCACCGAGAGCGAACTGGGCCAGGACCTGCTGGCGGAAATCCAGAAGATTCCTGGCCTGCAGGAGCAGATCGATGCACTGGATGGCCTCAAGGGCTACGTCAAGGAAGACGCCTACCTGAAGGATCAGATGGTGGTCGTGGATGGGCGGATCTACCAGGCCAAGCAGGCAGTGCCGGCCAACGCCTCGGGTGCGAACGCGCCGCCAAACACCACCTACTGGCTGGATGTCGGCCAGTCGCTGGCAACGGCCAATGGACTGGCTCAGCAGGTTTCCACCAACACGACGAACATCTCGAATCTCGACGGCAAGGTGACAGCGCAAGTCACTGCCTTCGAGGCGCTGCGCGCAGCGTATCGGGATGACGACGGTGAGGGCGAGCTGGCCGACGCCCTAAAGGGCTGGGACAGCACAGTGGCCATTGCCGAGGAAAGCAAGGTTCGAGCGACCGAGAACATGGCCACCGCCGAGCGGCTGACCACGTTCGATGTCCGGGTAGGGGAGAGCGAGGCGAATCTCACCGAGCTGCAGCGCGTGGTGGCCACCAACGACTCCGCTACGTCGACCAAGATCGACCAGCTGAACGTGTCGCTGGGCCAAACCAATGCGGCGGTGCAGACCACCAGCCAGGCCGTCACGGCTCTGGATGGCAAGGCCAGCACCATGTGGTCGGTCAAGATGCAGCTCAACTCACAGGGGCAATACGTTGCCGCGGGTATTGGGCTTGGCATTGAGAACGGTCCAGCCGGCCTGCAGAGCCAGTTCATTGTGTCAGCGGACAGGTTCGCGGTGACGAGCAACATCAATGGTGTGGCAACAGCGTTCTTCGCGGTTCAGGGCGGCCAGGCCTTCATAGACTCGGCGTTCATCATGGACGGCACCATCACCAACGCCAAGATCGGCAGCTACATCAGCTCGACCAACTACGTGGCTGGCCAGCAGGGCTGGATCCTGAACAAGACCGGCACCTTTGAGATAAACGGCACCGTCGCGGGGCAGGGGCGCTTACTGATCAACAACCAGCGGCTGCGCATCTACCACGCCAACGGCAACCTGGCGATCGACCTGGGAGTGAACGTATGACGGCAGGCCTCAAGGTCTACGACCCGAGCGGCCTGCTGTTGCTCGACATGACCAGTTCGATCAGCCAGATGCTCGGCTACGTGGACACGGGGGCGGCCAACGGGTCGCTCTCGATCCCTCTGGCGCCTGCCGGCAAGACCCTGTTCTACGCCATCACGGAGCTGTCCGCGCAGAACAAATACCTGGGCAAGCGTCCCGGCGTAACGCTGACGGTCGGCAGCTCCACCGCCACGCTGTCCTGGCAGTACTCCTACCAAAGCGGGTGGGGGTTCTACTCCCTCAATTGCCGCATTCACTATGGATACCGCTGATGTCAGCAGGCATGAAGGTCTATAAGGAGGACGGAAGCCTCCTGTTCGATACCGAGAAGATCACCTACGGCCTTTTGAAAAGCGGCTACATGGCGCTGATCACCACCTGGCCACGGTTAGATTACCGCTCGGCCGATCTCGATCCGTCGTCGGGCAGCAGCTACGCCGAGTCGAGCTTCGTGGATGGTATCCACGGGTTTAGTGTGACCGGTGCGGTGGCGCCGATCGTGTTCATCAACGGGCGCGGGATATCGTGCGGCTCCTCAAAATCGGGCGACACGACGACGTTTTACTTCACCGGGGCCAGCACGGCGACGAAGTACTTCTACTTCGACACGATGCGCAACACGCTGAACGGTCCGGGCTTGAAGTGCTTTAGCGAGGCAGGCGAACTCACATTCAACTCGCTGCAGTACCCGCTCAACATTCTGCAGGGGATCAGCGCACCGGCGCCGCCCACCCCCACGTCGCTGAATGGGCACCTGCATTACACCCAGGTGTTCAACGGGGCGAGCCGCAGCGGGGTGAAGTTTTCCGGCTCGACGGTGTACTCGCTGGTTTCTGAGGTGTTCATCCCGATCGCCGCCGGCAACTACGCGGCCAACACCTCGTTCTCGCGAAGCATCGGGCAAGGGCTCATGGATAGCGAGCCTGTACCAGGCACGCCATTTGCGGCCAGGGGCAACCAGCAGAACCACTTCGACGGGGCCTACGGCGCCTCCGGCGGCATCTACTTCATGGCGATGGAGGCGCCGCGAACCACGATGTACTGGGGCACGCCGGTCTCCTACAACCGGTTCTTCGACATCCCCACCGACCGATACCCGCAGGCGCTGGTAATCAGCATCGACAACCTGCCATTCCCATTCAATTGATCGGAGCAGCCTATGCCCTGGTACAGAACAGGCACCGTGGCGATCACGGCTGGCCAAACGACGGTGGTTGGTACCGGCGTCAACTTCCCCCTGAACGCTCGCGTGGGCGATGCGTTCCAGGGGCCGGACGGACGATGGTATGAAGTCGCCGGCATAGCAAGCACAACAGTTATGAGCATCTTGCCGGCCTACCAAGGCGCCACCGTGAGCGGCGGGGCGTATGGCCTGGCGCCCATGCAGGGCTACGTGAAGGAGTCGGCCGACCGCCTGCGTCAGCTGGTGGATCAGCTCGGCGCGACCTTCGCATTGTTCGGCGGGGCCACGAACATCGAAACCCTGCGCCAGAACATTCTGGCGGCCACCCGTGGTGCCAACAACGACATCACTTCACTCTCGGGTCTGACGACGGCGCTCAGTGTTGCCCAAGGCGGCACCGGGGGTAAAACGCAGGCTGCGGCCCGTACTGGGCTGGGCCTTGGTCCGGCCGCGGTGGCAGCTATCGTGGGCATGGTCGGTATGAGTGGCGGCGTTCCCAATGGAGCGATCATTGAGCGTGGCAGTAACGCAAATGGCGAATACACCAAGTATGCCGACGGCACTTTGATTTGCTCAGCGATTATCACCGCAGCTTCGGTGGTCATAGATTTCCCCCACTTTGGGGGCTACCGATCAGGACAGACAACATGGGTATTCCCGGCGAGCTTCGTGGCTACGCCGTCTGTGATCCCCGTGGCGCAAGTTAACCAATCCAGCGGCGCAGCATCTGGCAACAACGGAACCACCCAAGCCGGGCTGTTCTTCCTTAGTAATACTGCCCAGACAGCCGCCAGCCGTATCGTCAACGTCGTTGCTATCGGGAGATGGTTCTGATGATCATCAAGCTTACCCCTTCTTCTCCGCTCTCTCGCGAGACAACTCTGCAGGTGATCAAAACTGGCGATGCCCTCACGATCAACAACGTCATGTTTGATTTCTCGCCGCTTGGCGTAGATTCCTCACTCCCCGCAGGAGCGGTTAATTGCGATGTGATTCTCGCGCCGGTGTACCGATCAGGTAGCGAGCTAGTGGTCCAGCTCATCCTGCCGTGCTGGGATGACTCGCCAGAGGCGGCTCGATTCCCCGTCGACATCTCAAATCCAGCTGATGGCGCGATTCAACTGCCGGGATTGGAAGTAGCTGATTTGCAGGCGGCAGCAGCAGGCGTCATTGATTGGTCGCAGGAGATCACCGCTGAAATGAAGGCTGTCCAGGCTGCCGAAAAGCACCTCGAGTCGGTGCAGGCCGAGCTCGCTGGCTACCGCAAGATCGCGGATGAAGCCATCGCGCCGCTGCAGGACGCCATAGACATCGACGATGCCACCGACGAAGAGAAGGCGCTACTCACCCTCTGGAAGAAGTACCGGGTCGCACTGAACCGACTTCCCGACCAGGAGGGCTACCCGAACACCGTAGATTGGCCTGCCCTCCCTCATTCGTCTGATTTTTGAGAAAAACCAAAGTTGTATCCATGACCAGCGTTACCGTTTGACTGGGTATGGTTCATTTCTATAGACCGCACGCCGCCCACTGTCTGTTCGTATTTTCCTATCTGGGACTTTATCTGGTTTATTTCTTGTTCAGACTGGACTGTGAAGTTGTTCAATGAATTCGACAGATTCAAGACACGACTTTCAAGCGAAAGTATCAGTGTCTTGTTTTCGTTCGCAAGTCGCGTAGCCGCCACGGCTTTAACTGTTGAGATGATAGCTACTACAGAAGCGATGATGCTAAGTGCTGTATTTAGTGTGTCCATATGAAACTCCGCTTATTGGATGCTAGCGATCCAATATATAACACATTGTTCGAATAACCGTAGCTATCCACAGGTAATTTAGGTGCTACCGCCCATTCTTATCCCACCGCCGCCTGGCGGTATTTTTTTTACTGGAGAAAACCAATGCCATTGGATCAAGACATCCGCGAAGGCCTGTCCCTGCTGCCGCCGCAGATGGGAACCCGCCCGGCGCGCATCTTGCTGCACGCTTTCAACCTGCAGGAAAACTCGACGCGACTGGAGCAGCAAGTAGGAGGCCCGGCGCGCGGGGATTACCAGTTCGAGCGCGGCGGCGGGGTGAAGGGCGTCATGATGCACCCGGCGTCCAAGCGCCTGGCCGAGGAGGTGTGTCGTGCCCGCGGCGTGGCCTTCGATGCCGATTCGGTCTATCAGGCGATCGGCCGCGACCCTATCCTGGCCGCTGCCCTGGCGCGCCTGCTGATCTGGACCGACCCAAAGCCGCTGCCAGGCGCCGGCGATGAGCAGGCCGCGTGGGATCTGTACCTGCGCGTGTGGCGCCCTGGCGCGTACGCCCGGCAGCCCGAAGAGCTGCGCACCAAGTTCAAGCGCAACTACGCGGCTGCGCTCAAGGCTGTGCTGTCATGACGATCAATACGATTGGCCGATGCCTGGGCCAGGCGGAGGATGGCTCGCTCTGGTTCTTCTGTGATGGTTGCAACCTCCCGCACAGCTTGAATGTTGGGCCTGGCCAAGGTCCGCGCTGGGGCTACAACGGGAATCCGGAGGCGCCAACCTTTACGCCGTCTGTGCTGTCGCGGTACCGCATGAAGGACGCTGAGGTTGTCTGCCACTCGTTTGTCACCGATGGTCGCATCCAGTACCTGAGCGACTGCACCCACCACCTGGCAGGCCAGACGGTCGACCTTCCAGACTGGGAGGCAGCATGGAACAACTGGTGATTCGCGTCATCGGCGCCGGCCTGCTGATCCTGCTCGGCATGGCCGCGGGCACCTGGGCCACCACCGAACACTTCCGCCCGCTGCTCGATGATCAGCAGGATTTATCTGCCAAATGCATCGCCGCCCGCGACAACCTGGCCAGCCTGGCCACGGAGCAGGGGAAGGCCCTGGGCGACCTAGTCCTGGCCGCCAGTGCTCGCCAGGCTGCCGCCGAGCAGGCGGTGAGCGAAGCAAAGGCCAGCGCGGATCTCGACTACGCGGCAGCCAATCGGCTGCAGCAGGAGTGGACCGGTGGCGACCAGTGCGCCGCGGCCACCTCGATCATCGACACGGAGCTTGGACTATGAGGGTGGCGGTCATGGTGTGCGCGATGGCGCTCGCTGGCTGTGGCGGAAGGGTCGAGCCGCAGGTGCAGTACGTGCGTGTCGAGGTGCCGGTGCAGGTGCCGTGCCGGGCGCCGGAGGTCGCAGTACCGCCGTGGGCTGCTGCCGGCCTGCGCAAGACCGACAGCCTGGAGGTTAAGGTTCGGGCGCTGCTGGCAGAACGGCGGCAGCGGATCGGGTACGAAAAGGAAGTGGTGGCAGCGAACTCAGCTTGTCGCTGACCGACCGAATCGCAGGACTGACATGCGGAGCGGCCTATAATGCTCTGACTGAGTAAGCGGAGCGGCTTGTGAAACGTACCCTGGAAGGCATGGTCAAGGCCGGCGAGCCGCTGCTGCGCGAAGCCTTGGAGGCAATAAGGGCGCACCGTGACGCTGAAGCTGGCGGTGCACCTTGGGAAGAGGTGGAGCGCCTACGGATGCTGGCGGATTCGCTGTACCACGCGGTAGTGGATTACCAGCTGCTCGAAGCCGGCCAGTTGCCGGAATCGATTCACTGACCCGCGAGGCCTGTATGTCTAAGCCCCATGAGGTGCTTCTTCCCGATCACCTGGTCTACGCGCAGGCTGTAGAAGCAATGCGCAAATATCACGAAGCCAAGGATATGGGCGAGCCACCGGATGAGGTGGAGCGCCTGCGCTTGATTGCCGAAGCCCAGTTCCAGGCCGTGACCGAGTACCAGATGCGGGCGTTCGGCAAGGACAGCCGCAAGCCTCACTGACAGATCGCCCAGTGGCAGTTGCTCAAATGGTGCTTCCATGCCTACGATACTGTATCCATATACAGTGTTGGTGCAGCTATGTACTTCCTCCTTGTCAGACGTCGCGAGAAAGGCGTTGCCATCCCTTCGAAGAAGGTCAGCAAAGCCCAACCAATGCGCGCCGACGTGCATATCGGCGTCCACCACAGCGAGGTTCTGGGGCGAGTGGCCACGCAGGCATGGGTGTTCAACCATACCCCGGGGCCTGACATTATCCCGCGGTTGCACGACGCCACGGTCACAACCATGGCCCAGGGCGGCATCAACATCTCGGGTATCGAGCAGGTCGACGGCGTGACGTACGCGCAGTCCTGGTGGTGCAGGGCAGAATGATGCTGGGACTACCGCAGGCCTGGCTGGCCGAACTCAATGACAGCTTCGAGCTAATCGTGGACCCTGATGGCCGGGCTGCCGTGCTTGCTGAGATGGCGTTCGCTGCTCGCAGGCGGCGGGATGTGGACGATGATGACCTTGCCGAGATGCTGGAGGTTGTCGAGGCCGGCAGGCTGTGGGCTCTGAATGAGCATGAGGACGCCTGGCACATGGGCCTGTTCTACCGCGAGCCAGAGCCGGTCAAAGATGAAGGGGATGATGACGCTTTGGAAGAACGCCAGAGAGGGGAGGCTGGGCGGGACTGGCGCCAGCGTCTCAAGTTGGCTGGGGTTGAGACGATCTCGATCTGA